AAATGGCAAGAGAAAATTTAGCAGGTAATATTGAAGAGAGGGAGGAATTAAGGGTTGTTTGTGATTATCCTAAATCTCACAAATTAATTAGATTATATTGGAGAGATGATTAAAATGAAAATATTAGTTACTGGGGGTGCTTGTTTTATTGGGTCTAATTTATGTGAAAGATTATTTAATGATGGATATGATGTTACATCTTATGATAATTATTTTACTGGATCATTAGATAATCATGTTACTGGTGTTCGATACATCAATAGCCCTGATGGACACTGTGGCCTCCACAGTGTGCCACATTATACTGTAGACATATATAGAGTATTAGAACCAGAATATGATATAATTTATCATCTTGGTGAATATTCACGAGTTGAACAATCATTTGATGATTTTAATCTTGTTTGGGAATATAATAAAATAGGAACCAAAAAAGTATTAGATTTTGCCAAAAAATGTAATGCGAAAATTATTTATGCAGGCAGTAGTTCAAAATTTACAAATGAACATGAGGGATATATTAAGAGTCCGTATACTTGGTCTAAAGAAAGTAATACAGAATTTATAAAATTATTTTGTGAGTGGAATTCTATTGACTATGCTATTGCATACTTTTATAATGTATATGGGCCCAGAGAAATAGAAGTAGGAAAGTATGCAACTCTAATTGCATCGTTTAAATATAAAAAATTGAAAGGGAACAAACTTACAGTCGTAGCACCAGGCACACAGAAACGACATTTTACTCATGTTGATGATATTATTGAAGGACTTATAATGATAGCAGATCGTGGTTATGGTGATGAATTTGGTATTGGTAATTCTACAAGCTATTCTGTTCTTGAAGTTGCTGAAATGTTTGATTGTGAAATTGAAATGATTCCAGAACGAAAAGGCAATCGTATGTCTGAGAGAATAGTAGCTGATCGTACTCATGCTTTAGGTTGGTATCCAAAAAAGAGTTTAAAGGAGTATATCAATGAACATACTAAACTTACAAAAAGAATTAGAAATTGATGAAGGTTGTAAATATGAAATATATAACGATCATCTTGGCTATCCTACTTTTGGCATTGGCCATCTTGTTACTAAGGATGACCCCGAATATGGATGGGAAGTCGGAACATCCATTGACACTATTAGAGTCCACGAAACCTTTGAGTCAGATATCGAAACAGTCTTGTCTGACTGCGAGCGCCTATATAAAGACTTTGAAGGTTTGCCGGAAGAAGCTCAAAGAATAATTGCCAATATGATGTTCAATATGGGATATACAAGATTGAGTAAATTTAAAGGAATGAAACGTGGCGTTGATAGTAGAGATTGGAATGCTGCTGCTGATGAAATGGTAGATAGCCGTTGGTATCGTCAGGTCACACTTCGAGCAAACAGATTGGTTGAAAGAATGAGAAATTTAGTTGATGTTTAAACACTGCCCAGTAGATTTACCAAAATTGCAAACTAAAAATATTGATGGAAAGAGGTTTTACGAAACCCCCGAAAAAAATTATTATCCATCAATAACAACAGTTTTGTCTATTCGGAGCAAACAAGGATTGTCTGAATGGCGTAAACGGGTTGGTAATGACGTTGCAAATTATATTTCCAAAAACGCAACAGCACGGGGAACCAAAGTTCATCAGATGTGTGAGGATTATCTTAATAATCAACCTTTAGAGTTTCCTGATAAATGGGAAGAGCATAAGAAAGATTTTCTCCCGTGGTGTTTATTCGTACAATTACAAAATAAAGTGTTGAATAATATTGGTAAGATATATGCTCAAGAGTGCAGTTTATATAGTGATAAATATAAAGTAGCGGGTAGAGTTGATTGTATAGCAGAGTATAAAGGAATATTATCTATTATAGATTTTAAAACATCAACTAAACTACGATTAGATGAATGGAATGAAAATTATTATATACAAGCATCTGCCTATTCAGAAATGTTTCATGAAAGAACAGGTCTATCAACTTCGCAAGTAGTAGTTTTAGTAGTATCAGAAGATGGTACAGTTCAAGAATTTATAAAGAATAAACACAATTATTTAAACGATTTGTCAGAAGCAATCGAAGAATGGAGTACACAAAATGTTTAAAAAACTAGGTGAGTCCGAGGCTATCAAAGCGGTGCCGAAGTGCTGGGGTTTTCTGTTGATGATGCTAGTGCCTAAAAACTCCAAAGCGAACTGGGTTATTGGCGCGCTTTTGGTGGTATTTTTGGCAGTGTTCACCCTCAACAATGCCGAGGGGGGTTCTGTTGCCTGTCGTTCTGTGACCGATTTGATGGATTTTATTGAGGAAAAGGAAACTGACCCCGTTGATTTTGACTTTCTAGACATCGATGAGCGGGAACGCTTTGCCAGTAAGACAGGACTTCGTGGTTTTGAGGCAGTGCAAATCATGGTTGCCAGGAAAAATATCGAGACGGATATTTTGGTTGCAATCATCCGAGATGGTTGTATCACAGATGTGCGGTTTTTCCCCCTAGAGATACTTGAGATAATCAAGGGAGATGCGGCGTAATATGGTCTGTGACGTGCAGTTACCATGCTGTTTTAAAATTGTTGAGTATGAAAAGGGCCAAATTCGCACACTATTTCACGGTCTTGACGGGTCTAGGAAGATGCCCGTAGGGGAGTGGCTTACAGCTATTAAAAAGCAGGTCAGGGATGGTACAAGTAAGACCACATATTTATCTGGCTGGCACGTTTTACTTCACTACAAAGAATGTGAAAATTACTTACTCAAATTTACCAAACGGTTGGATAAATTAAAAATTGTCAGGTGTGAAGCAAGGGGTCTTCGGCCTAAAGCACATTCTCCAGACAATGTTTGGCTTGCAGATCAAATAAAATTCAACCTACCGAAGGATGACCTCTAAAATGATACATGCACTGTTACCAAGCCTTCTATCCATAGTAGGAGAGGCTATCGGGCGCTTTTTACCTGAAGATAAGGAAGCCAGGGCGAAGGCCGAGCGCGATATCGAGGCGCAACTATCTGCGCACTTGGCAACAATTGATCTTGCACAATTAGAAGTTTCCAAGCAAGAGGCTGCCCATCGTTCTATCTTTGTCGCCGGATGGCGACCCTTTATCGGGTGGTCTTGCGGAAGTGCCCTAGCCTGGACCTATATCGTGCAGCCGGTATTGTCGTTTATATTGGCGCAGACAGGGCATCTTGTGCCGTTGCCATTGCTTGATATGGGCCAAATGATGCCGGTTCTAATGGGCCTACTAGGCCTTGGAGGCCTCCGTACATTTGAAAAATTCAAGAAGGTTAGCGAGTAAGCACCTAGAAAGGTCAGGAACGTTTAGTTATGGATGGCATCCTACTAGCGCAGCACATGCTCAAGTCCATGAAAGAGCGAAAGGACCGTATTTCTGAGATGATGTCTGCTGGAACTGTGAAAAACTTCGAAGAATACAGACAACTGGTTGGAAATGTTGAAGCTTTGGACTATATAAGCCGAGAGCTGAAAGAAATCCTAGATAAGGCGGAATAATGCCCAACAAACAGGAACTTCCCAAAACCAACGATCCTGTCTCCTTAAATGTTGCTTATGTGGCAAAAGAGGAGCAGGTACTGGATCCTGCCAAAGTCGATTCAAATATTCTTGAGCGGTTGCCAGAGCCTACCGGCTGGCGTCTGCTGATACTTCCCTACAGAGGCAAAGGGAAAACAGGCGGGGGGATCTTCCTCCCCGATGCTGTTGTAGAGAGAGAATCCGTTGCCACTGTTTGTGGCTATGTACTGAAGGTTGGCCCTCTGGCCTATAAAGATCGTTCAAAGTTCGGCTATCCGAATGAACCAGAGAAGTGCTGGAAGCCGTGGTGCAAGGCGAAAGACTGGGTTATTTTCGGTAGATATGCGGGAGCGCGCTTTAAAATTGACGGCGGCGAAGTCCGCGTTCTGAACGACGATGAAGTAATTGCCGTCATACAGGATCCAGAGGATATCCTGCACATTTAACATGGGAGTATACCATGCCTGAACAAGACGAGTTGGTAGTAGACCTACCAGATAGCGGCGAGACTGTAGCAGTTAGTGTTGATACTTCCGCATCCGCCGCAGACAGACAAGATTCCGGAATTGTTATCGAAGATGAGGAGCA